AGTAGGTGCTCCTTCAGGTGGGTCGACAAAGTCGCTCATCCTGTCAACCAATTTTGCAGGAGATCGATATGCTTTAATCTGTTTCTTTACAGCGGAAAGTTTACCGCCTTCCTCAAGGGGTCTAAACCTATAGTTCATCCCGCATCAACTCCTCCGCCTTTCGCCATTGAGTCGTCGAAGACAATACCATTCAATACTAATAACTCTCTTCCGTCTCTACTTTTCAACATCTTAGAAAAAGCAGGAACTTCTTTAGCGATGGGAGAGAATACCTCTGTGCCAGAAGAAAGATTTTTGTTCTCTGCAAAAGGAACTTGCTTACGATACTTTGCCATTATAACAATTTTAACATTTCTATTATCTCTGGTTGAGGGAATATGTCTGACTTATCCTTTCGCACAGAGTTGTGCGTAAAGATACCACTTTCTCCCCTTAGTGCTTTCTTTGAAACCCCCCACATATCTCTGGCATTATATGATTTGTCAATATCATAATGATCTATCCAGTAGCGCAGTAGGTTCTCAACGCTTCGTATCTGCTCATCTGAATATCTATGGTAATGCAGGTTACCCTTGTATGGTTCATCGAGTGTACATACTACCTCTTTAGGAACCTCTCTGTTGACATAGTTGTAAAACTTACCACTCTTTTCTTCTAAACCTCCCCAGGCACATAGTTCTATTCCAATAGAAGACTTGTCTAATGGCATATAGTCTAAGTTGTAAGACTCAAATACCTCTCTCTTTATTCCCAGGTGATATGCCCAGTACTTACTGGAGAATGCCTGGACTATTTTACCATCACCTTCTGATGCCCCTGTATTAGATATGCATACGCATGTGGCTATACGACCTCTGGTGTCATTGTTCCAATAGTTAACCGTGTTTTTACCACTAGCATTCCCGGCCGTGTGGTGTAAATAGATTTGTTTCTTCTTATGTTTTTCCTTAACATACTCGTTAGAAGATAACTTAACCTGTAATATATCATCAAGAAAACTCATACTGTCTCATTTGCTTTTTTCATAGTCAAATCTATTAACTTTGCTTGTACACATACATACTGAAATGAGTCTAATAGATATATTTAAAGATGACAACAATTACAACGAGAAGACTATTATAGGTTTTTTATCGTTTGCTGTTATGATAGTAGTAATGATCGTAGATTTGGTTACAGGCTGGTTAGGTAAAGACCTGGTAGTCAATGAGTTCATATATAATTCGTTCTTATTTGTCACCCTTGGATCATTTGGGATTGCAGGCCTAGAGAAATTTTCACAGAAAAAATGAAAATAAAAAAAACAAGCGCCAGTAAGAAGGTTGAAGCCCCTGAAGGATTTCACTGGATGACAGAGAATGGTCGTCATTTTTTAATGAAGGGAGATTATAAGCCACATAAAGGCGCTAGTCCATCCGCTCCATTCAGAATTGTTACTCATGACAAAGACATGAAGGCAGAGATGGGGATGAAAGTAAGTGCCGCTAAGGAAGCAAAGAGTCGACTTAAGACTATGGAGTATGAGAACGGAGGCAAAGTAAAAAAAAAGTCTAAAGTAAACGAGGCAGGAAACTACACTAAGCCATCATTACGTAAAAGAATATTCAATAGAATCAAGGCCGCGACTAAAGGAGGCAACGCAGGACAATGGTCTGCAAGGAAAGCACAGATGTTAGCGAAAGCATATAAGGCCGCTGGAGGAGGATATAGAAACTAATGGCATTACGTAAGTCACAACAATCATTAAAGAACTGGACAGCCCAGAAATGGAGAACTAAGTCCGGGAAAAAGTCGTCTAAGACTGGGGAGAGATACCTTCCTGAGGCCGCCATAGAAAACATGAGCGACGAGGAGTACGCTGCAACAACGGCAGCAAAAAGAGAGGGTACAAGGAAAGGAAAACAATTTGTTGCTCAACCTAAGAAGATCGCAAAGAAAACCAAGAAGTACAGAACTAACTAAAAGGTTCTTCCCCATTCATCTTTCTATATAAACGCGTTACGACTAGGCGACCCCTTTGGGTAATGGCATACCTTACTCTGTAGTTGTATTTAGTCTCATCCCTGAAGTATGCATCTTCCACATTAGCGCTAGGTGTCAACTTGTCAAAGTGTTTATAAACCCATCCATCATTAACCATTTGATAGATCAACCTTTTACGCATTCGTGACTCGCTCTTATTCAGTGCATTAGCAATATGTTCTATGGTAAAAAACTCATAGTCATAGATGAACATTAAGAAATCTAACTGCGCCCTGCCTAGTTCATGATTTTTTTTAGCCTCTTGATATAAAAAATGTAGGTTCTTAAGGTTAGTATAAGCGACCTCACTTGAATCTTTCTTAGAGAACTCCCGAAATAACTTCTTTCGGCTTGCGTAACTTTTCATGATATAGGTATCTTTGTTTCAAAAGTAATAATATGGGAAGTCTTAGCGGTGTAAAAATTAAAGATACATTTGGTATTCTATTAAAGATGGCCACATCACAGTTGTCGGCTACAGAAGAAGTTGTACAGGATGGCGCAGGAAACAATAGCGCACTAAAATTATCAACGGATACAGTAGAAACTACAGGAGAACTGAAGATAGGGTCAGCCACTACATCTACTACGGATAACCAGGCATTAATGCTAAGTTCTAGTGGTGTCGTAGTTCAAAGAAATCTCTCGACAAGCCCTATAGGTACAGCGAGTATTACAGCGAATAGCCCTATCGTCGCTACAGGAAGTACAGTAGGATTGACTGATCCATCCGCATTAACCGCCCTAGCGGCAGCAGACGTTGTAAATAACGATCAGTACTTAATATGGGATGAGTCAACCTCCTCTTATAAGTCTATAACTGTATCGGATGTAGCAACCTCTGTTGAGAGCAGAATAGCAGCAAACATAAACGTATTTACCGCAAGGGTAGCGGCACAAAATATTGCAGGATCTGGAGCAGACATATCTTTTGCTCAAACCTTTGGACTTAACGATGACACAGGAACAACTGTTGCAACATCATCTACCGCTATAGGAACTGCTACGGCTGACGTGACATTGGTGGATGGCTCAGGAATAAGGACAGATATTCAAATAAACACAACAAGCCAGTATAGATTTGAAGTAGATCTAGAAGTAACAACAGGAGGATCTCAGGGAGTTACTGTAGAACTTATACATGACTCTGGAACCATAATGAAATTCTCAGAAACACTGGCCACAGGAACCAGTACGGTATCGTTAAGCAGATCATTATATGCTACTGGTGGATTACTCTATCAAGTAAAGGTATCAGGAACTGACACAGTTGCGGTTACAGCGAATAGTACAGTAAGAGTTTTAAGAGAAGGCGCTCCGAATACTGCATTCTGATAATGAATAAACAAAAGAGAGCAGAAATGTTTATCGCCATTAAAGGAAAGATGGAGGAGATTCAAGAGATAGTAAGAGACTACGATGCCCTTGATGAATTCTTAGCATCTTATTGTTTTGGTCTCTCTACAGACACACCCTTATCACAACACTTTAACGAGAAAACATCCTATGAATTCCTAGCGGGTTTTAATGCTGAGAACATGGATGAAGTAGACGCGATGTTCGATGCCATGCAACGCGTTTATGAAGAGAGCGAAGACTCTAATGATGGGCCTTCAAATCAAATAGACTTTTGGCTTAATCAAAACTAAACTAACACACAAATGGAGGAAAGCAAAAAGGACGCTTTTAGTTCTTGGATAAACGATTTAGAAGAAGTACCTGTAGACTCTTCGTGCAGCATAGACAACCCCGACTGCGAAACGTGTGGAAGTTAAAATGAAAAAGAATAAAATTAAATGGATATTATTAGAAAAATTGTTATTGGACAAAACCCCAAGGACGCAATGGCTTACTTTGTGGGACAGCGTGCCGGTGGGGCAATCGTGGATTCTATCGTCTTAGACGAAAGAGTATTTGCTAAACACGGAATTCGTCGCTACCTTGTATACTTATTTGATACAGAGAAAGGTATAACACTATGGAAAACCATAGACGACATGCCATGTTTAATTGAACACGATTGCGATTTTGAATGAAGCCTCTTAGATATTTTATTGTAGATATACCTAAAACAACAGCGGATACATTCACTGTTGGCGATAAAGAATTTTATCTTGACTCTAAGTTTAATGAGTTTGAACATAGGGCTATGGAAGGCGTGGTTCATGCCGTTCCTACTAAGTATAAAACTGGAGTAAAAAAAGGAGACACTCTTTATTTTCATCACCACGTAACCCTTGGTGGTAACCACCTAACCTTACCAGACAACGAAAAGCAACTAAAGGCTACCGAAAGAAAAGGTCAGTATGTACATGGTTATAAGGATCTATATTATGTGATGTTTGATGGGGGAGAAGACCCTTTCTTCTGTCAAGCCTACGCTTATAAAAGCAAAAAGACAGGAGAGATAAAACTGTTAGGAGAGTGGATCTTCTTAGTTCCTGGAGAGCAAGAGCCAGAACTTAAAAGCAGCATCATTCAATTACTACCTCAAAAGAAACCAGACTCTAATCAATTTGGTTATGTAAAGTTTGGATCAAGTAAACTAAAAGAGTTAGGTCTTGACGTGGGTGATAAAGTTTATATAAGAAAAAACATGGACTACGTTATGTATGTTGATGGCGAAAAGTTATTTAGAACATACGTAAACCACATTTATGGCAAAGTCGAAAGCAAAGTATAACAATGTAAGCACTGCTGTNAGTTTAAAGGAGGCTATGCAAATAGCAATACAGCATATGATTAGTGAGATACAAAAGCCTGTAGATCAGGACTTAAGCGGGTCTCAAAGAAAAGCAGAACTCCAGGCAATAAAACAAACAGCGGTTGATGCCAAGGAACTAATCATAGAAAGAGAACGCCTGGAACAATTAATAAAAACGCTACAGGATAAAGGTGAGTTAAAAGAAGAGCAGGACTATTCAGGTGGCTTTGCAGAAAAATATTCAAAATGATTATAGTAGATAATTTTATAAAAGACAAAACACTTTTAGACAGCATAGCCAACGATAAAAAATTCTTTGATAATAATGGTCAGTACTATTGGTATGATGGATGGTGGGTCGAAGAGCCGAACACGCTGAAGAAAAAACTTATAGAAAAGATCTGGGGACATAATTCTCCCTATCATGATGTCAGTGTGTGCGGATTTGAATACTGGACAGGACAGTTAGGTCCACAAATAACGCATCAAGAATTACCGGCACACATAGACAAAGACGAAGCCGAATATGAAAAAACTGGGAAACATATAACGCCAACAATAGGAACTGTTTTTTATCCAGTACCCTTGGACATAGAAGGTGGTGAATTAGTTATATATTCAGAAGGAGAAAAAGCACCTGAGATTGTAAAGCCTGTGTTTAATCGATTAGTCATATTTCCAGCGGGTCAACACAAACACAAAGTAAACATTGTAAATCAAGGAGTTAGGTCTGCTATAGCAATAAATTTATGGAAGCAAAAACCATCGGGGGAATTTTTAAAAGAATCTATACAGTTTATGTAATATGGCTGGACTAATTACAATTGATGAAGACATTCTGGTAAACATTTGCCCAGATAATTCATCGGGCAAAAATGTAGTCATAGCAGAACTAGATATTCAACTTCCTAAGCAACCTCCCAAGAATAAAATATTATTTAATGACTTGCCAAAAGCCGAACAGCGATGGCAGAGAACTCCCTTACCAGAGGACTTAAAAAAAGTAACATCCATGGAAGAGTGGATGACTATGCCAGAATCATTTCGTAAATCACATACTAACTATATTGCTCAAGAATATGAAAGACGACGCAGCGGTGTGTGGTTCTATAACAATGGAGTACCCACCTATATCACAGGCAACCACTACTTCTTTTTACAGTGGTCTAAAATTGACATCGGATATCCCGACTATCTGGACTTCCAGCGTGAACTCTACATACACCTTGAGGCCTGCTCACAAGACCCTAGATCTTTAGGTCAGGTATATGTAAAGTGTAGGCGTTCAGGGTACACCAATATGTCCGCATCAATACTGGTAAACGAAGGGACACAAGTAAAAGAAAAACTATTAGGCCTAATGTCTAAGACCGGTGCGGACGCTCAGGAAAATATCTTTATGAAAAAGGTTGTCCCTATTTATAAAAGCCTTCCGTTTTTCTTTAAGCCAATTCAGGATGGAACTACTAACCCCAGAATGGAACTAGCATTCAGGGAGCCATCAAAAAGAATAACGAAAAAGAATAAGACATCTAAAAGCGGAGAGGCTTTAAATACAGTAATCAACTGGAAGAGCACAACCAATAATGCATACGACGGAGAGAAACTTCACATTCTATATTTAGATGAGGCAGGAAAATGGGAAAGGCCTACTGACATCCGAGAATCCTGGAGGATCCATAGGACGTGCCTGCTGGTTGGTAGAAAAATTGTGGGCAAAGCATTAGTAGGAAGTACCGTTAATCCCTTAGACAAAGGCGGAAGGCAGTTCAGGGACCTGTATGAAGCAAGTGACCCACTAGAGAGAAACGAAAACGGAAGAACACGTAGCGGTTTATACTCTATTTTTATTCCATCTCATGATGCACTAGAGGGTTTCTTTGATCTCTATGGTTTGCCTGTTGCAGAAGATCCAGAGAAAGGCGTGGAATCAAACGACGGTGAGATAATAGAGATAGGTGCAAGGACTTTTTTGAAGAACGAAAGAAAGGCGTTGACTGGAGATTCTTATGAACTTAATGAGGTAATAAGACAGTTCCCCTTTACCGTGGCTGAAGCATTTAGAGACAGTGCAAAATCATCTCTTTTCAATGTCCAAAAGATTTACGAACAGGTTCAGCACAATCAAGAGATGTTCCCTTCTCCTGTGATTGTAGGCAACTTCGTATGGAGCGAAGGCGTTCCAGACACTCAGGTTTTATTTAGGCCAGACCCTAATGGTAGATGGAGAATATCTTGGCTCCCGCCTGATGATCTAAGAAACCTACCTAAACCATCTAACGACTGGCTGGGTTGTGGAGGGGTTGACTCCTACGACATTGATGCCACTGTTGATGGAAGAGGTTCTAAAGGTGCTTGTCATTTGTATAATAAATTTAACCTGGCTCATCCATCTAATACGTTTGTGGCTGAGTATGCATCCAGACCCCCCTTAGCAAAAATATTTTATGAGGATGTTTTAATGGCATCTAAATATTATGGCTTCCCTATTCTTATAGAGAACAACAAATATGGAATAGCAAGACACTTCGAAGCAAGAGGTTATGCTGACTGGTTAATGGATAGGCCCACACACATTGGCTCAGGGTTTGGAACAAAAACCAAGACAAAAGGAATACCCTCAAACTCACAAGATATAATCCAGGCTCATGCACAAGCGATTGAATCCTATGTACATAACTATGTGGGACTTAACGAAGAAACATTAGAGTATGGCAACATGTATTTTGAAAGAACACTAGAGGACTGGGTTAACTTTAAAGTAGATGACAGAACAAAGTTTGACCTCTCTATTTCTAGCGGCCTTGCTTTGCTTGCTTCTCAAAGCGCACCCAAGAAAAAAGCCTCATCTGATATGAACTTAAAGAAATTCTTTAGACCCGGTCAGATAATTATACGATAATTAATTGAAGTATATTTGCAATATTACCCTCATTGAGTATGAACAATCAATATAACAAGGGACAGTCTTCTTTCCCAGACCCATTAGCAAGCACAGAAGAGAAGTTAGATAACTCGTATGGACTTCAATACGCAAAGTCTATGTTTGCTCAGTGGGTAGGAAGCGACTATTCAAATTCACTATACGGAAGAAGAAACGCTGAGATCGAAAGATGTAGAGACTATGCACAAGGAACTCAGGACACTTCCATCTACAGAAAAATATTAAACTCATTAGATCCTAATGGAGGGGGAGGAACTCTTCTTACCTTGGATTACACTCCTGTTCCTATCGTTCCTAAGTTTGTTAAGATAGTAGTAAACAAGATATTATCTAGAGCACCCTACCCAAACATAGAAGCGGTAGACCCATTATCAAGATCTGAGAAAGACAAAAAAAAGAACGCTACGATTTTAAAGATTGAGAACAAGCAGATGCTCATGGAAGCAAAAGAACTTGGGCTTGATATAGACGTTGATCCAGAGAATCTTCCTGATACTCCTGAAGAGACTGAGATATTTATTGATACAAATGTTAAGACAGACGCTGAGATTGCTGCTCAATTAGCAACAGAGATGACGCTAAAGTGGAACGACTTTGGTGAGGCAATATATAGAAGATGTGTAGAGGACTTAGCGGTAACAGGATTAGGTATTGCTAGAAGATCTAATGATCCTAACTATGGTATTAAAGAGGAGTACGTAGACCCTGCTAAGTTTATTCACAACTGGACTGATGATCCAAATTTCACAGACCTTACTTATGCTGGCAACTTCCGTTACATAACAATAATGGAACTAAAAAGAATTGCAGGGGATCAGTTTACTGAAACGCAATATGAAGAGATTGCTAAAACAGTAATGAACAAGTACGGTAATCAACCTGACCAATTCTCAACATCTACTCANTCTGGCTATAGCCGAGCAAACAAAAGATTTCAACAGGGATATGATGAGTANAAGGTTGAGGTTATGGAGTTTGAGTTTATGTCTGTTGACGATGTAATCTTTGANAAGAAAGAATCAGCCTACGGTAATATTGGGTTTTACTATAAAGGAACTGAGTACAACGCTCCTCAGCAATCCGTATATGACAGAGAGGCTGTATACATGAGCAACGCTACAGTATACGGAGGGACATTAATTGTTGGCACTGATCATCTCTATAACTATGGGGCTAAAAAGAACATCCCTAAAAATGTTCATGACATTAGCCGGGCGAGATTATCATACAGTATTGTTGCGACTAACATTAGAGGAATGATACCCAAGTCAATGGTGTCATCTGTAATTGGGTTTGCAGACATGTTGCAGATAACTCATTTAAAAATTCAGCAGTCAATAGCCAAGGCAAAACCTGATGGGCTTATTATAGATATAGAGGGGCTAGAGAATGTTCAACTAGGCAAAGGAGGATCATTAGAGCCTCTTGAAATACAAGACATCTATGAGCAGACTGGTGTGTTTTATTACCGGTCTAAGAATCCAGAAGGAGGATTTCAAAACCCCCCAGTAAGAGAGATAGGTAATGCTATTAGAAACATTGGAGAACTAGTAAACATATACAACCACTACCTCCGAATGATCCGAGATGCTACAGGCATTAACGAAGTAATGGATGGCACTACTCCAAAAGGAGACTCTTTAGTAGGAGTAAGAGAACAAGCAATGGCGGCAGGTAATAATGCAATATATGATATTACTAATGCTGCCCACGTATTATATAAAAAGGTATGTGATGATATTGTTCGCTGTTTGCAAATTATTCCTAAGGATAGTATTCTTTACAACGTATACACCAATGCAGTAGGAGATACAAACATGGCGGTTCTTTCTTCTTTTGATAACCTGGCTATGTACAACTTCGGAGTGATGGTTGTTACGGAAATGAATGACAGAGAAAAGGCATATCTAGAACAGAACATTCAGATTGCCCTAGGTCAAAAAGAAATAGATCTTGAGGATGCTATTGCTATTAGACAATTACGTGATGTAGAACAGGCGGAAAGATTGTTAGTAGTGAGACGCGCTAAGAGAATAAAGAGTCAGCAAGAGCAAGCACAGCAGCAGATGCAGATGCAAACTCAAATGAATTCTCAGTCTCAACAAATTGCAGCACAGGCTGAAATGGAAAAAGACCAAATGAGATCTCAACTAGAGATACAGCGGATGCAGTTAGAGGGACAAATAAAGACTCAACTAATGGAACTAGAGTATCAATACAAAATGCAGATTGAGCAACTCAAAGGCCAATACGATATTGTTGAGCAAGAAATAGAAAGTGGAGTTAGACAGGCTGAAAACTCAGAGTCAGAGAATCGTAAAGACGAAAGGATAGACAGACAAGCCATGGCTCAAAGTAAACTGATAGCGCAAAGAAAAGGAGATCGCCCACCTATGGATGAAACTTTATCTGGCGCACTAACTAATATGCAATAACAATGGCCTGTAACTCATGTAACCAACCTTCTTCTGCTTGCAGATGTCAAACCCCAAAAAACGTAGATCTTTCTGCGGCTTCTCAATTAAACATTTGTTGTAGAAGGGCGAACACTTTTATTCTAAAAGCAAACGTAAAAGACTCAACAGGAACGGCTATTGATTTAACCCTTTACACTTACGAGATGCAAGTAAGGGAATATGACAATGGTCCATTAATTATATCTAATTCAAACATAACCATAACCGGAACCGATGCTGGTCTTCTCACTATTACAATTACCGACACTAACATGACTGTAGATGCTGGTACATATGTATATGGAGTAGAGTTTACTTTAACAGCGACTGGGGAAAAAGAAACTTGGTTCTACGGAACATTCGATGTACAGCAAAATATTGTAAACTAAATTATGTCAGACACAGGACCTATCGATATTATTATAACTGATCAGCCTGGTGATGTAATAACCATTACTCAACCTAGCCCTATATCTATTGACATTAATAATGGAGCCGTAGAACAACTTGTTGGTTCTAAAGGTCAAAAAGGTGCTCAAGGAGAGAAAGGTGTAAAAGGTGAAATAGGTGAAAAAGGTCAGAAGGGCGAACAAGGCGATCAAGGAATAAAAGGCGAAAAGGGTCAGAAAGGTCTTGATGGCGATGGAGAGAAAGGAGAGAAAGGTGAGGTCGGAGAAAAAGGACAGAAAGGTGAGAAAGGCGAAGTCGGAGAGAAAGGAATCAAAGGTGAAGTCGGACAGAAAGGACAAAAAGGAGAAGTTGCTGAAAAGGGATCCAAAGGTGAAGTAGGCGAGAAAGGTCAGAAAGGCGAAGTAGGCGAAAAAGGAATTAAAGGTGAAGTAGGCGAAAAGGGCCAGAAAGGTGAGGTCGCTGAAAAAGGATCTAAAGGTGAGGTCGGTGAAAAAGGCCAGAAGGGTGAAGTTGGTGAAAAGGGAATTAAAGGTGAAGTCGGGGAGAAAGGACAGAAGGGCGAACTTGGTATCAAAGGTCAGAAGGGCGAGGTAGGAGAAAAAGGCATTAAAGGAGAAAAGGGCGAGAAAGGTGAAAAGGGTGAGAAGGGCCAAAAGGGTCTGAAAGGACAACAAGGCTTATTACCTGCTGCAACATATGAGTACGCATTTAGCACTGATGTTTCAGGAAGTCCTGCTACTGGAATTGCTAGGTTTAACAATGAGACTCAGAATACATCTACCTCTGTTGTTATAAACTCTACCGATAAAAATGGAGACACTATCCCTACCCCAAGCGCTGGGTCAGTATTAGTCAGATCGGTAGCCACATCTACAGACTTTGTAAACTTCAACATTAATAGCGTTGCAATTGATACAGGAATAATAACCTGTACTGTTACTGTACAAGGCAGTAGCGCAAATAGTCCATTCAGTAATGGAGAAGAAATAACTTTATCTTTTGCCGAAGGCGGAGCCAAAGGGCAAAAAGGTGATAAAGGAGAAAAAGGAGAAAAGGGAGAGAAAGGAGAAAAAGGACAGAAAGGTGAAGTTGGAGAAAAAGGACAGAAGGGCGAAGTCGGAGAGAAAGGACAGAAAGGTGAAGTCGGAGAGAAAGGTCAAAAGGGTGAGGTAGGCGAGAAAGGAATTAAAGGAGAGAAAGGAGAAAAAGGAGAGAAGGGTCAGAAAGGCGAGAAAGGTCAGAAAGGACAACAAGGAACAAACGCACCTAACACATTCCCTTATAACT